TTGCTCGATGGGATGATGATTTCGAACGCGATTTTGAAGGAAGTCCCGTGGGAGCATGGACGGACTATGGCGTCGGGTCATGGGCTTACGAGGAATATCGCAAGCTTGATCCAAGCCACTGGCGTCCTCTGCATGCTCCGCCGCTCTCGGACGAAGCAAAGGCGGGTGCATGATGGTCGCCTATAGCTTCAAGCGCTACTTTGCCCCGCAGATCGAGGACGGCACGAAAACCCAGACCATTCGCGGCCATCGCCAGCGTCACGCCCATGTCGGCGAGCCGCTCCAGCTCTTCGTCGACATGCGGCAAAGCTCCTGCCGCAAGATCATCCCCGATCCGGTCTGTACGGCCGTGCTGCCGATCGTCATCGTGTCGACCGACCTGCTGGATGTCGGCATCGCCTATATCGAGATCGACGGTCGGCCGCTGCACCGTGACGAGATCGAGCCTTTCGCCATGTCGGACGGTTTCGACCCCGCCCGGCTCGTCGGCCTGGCGCCGGCGCACCTGATCGGCGCGACGGCGCGCGAAACGATGGGCCGCTTCTGGCGCGACCATAACCAGGGCAGCCGGTTCGAAGGCGTGATTGCCCGTTGGGAGGGCGGCCGGTGAGCAAGATCGTCCCGTTCCAGCCGAAGAACATGCCGGCGAAGCCTGTGGTCTATGATCCCGAAGGCCGTCCGATGCTCGTCTTCACCTGTTCTTTCTATCACGATGGTCGCGAGATTTCTTTCGATCTCGCGGCGCATTCACTGATCGACGCTGAGCAGCGCGTGGCATCGCTCCGCAGCACGGTCAGCGTCACCGGCGAGCTGGAAGACGCCGGCGAGATCGACTTCCTTCCTGTGATCAAGGGCTGATCGATGAGCAGCAAACTTCCCGGCATCCTCGCCGACATCGCCGATATCGCCGGCCCCGATATCGCGTTCCGGATCGCGCAGAGCCGTGGCGGCACCCGCATTGCGATCCCGCCGCGTGCTGTGCCGGGGCATTGGCTGACGGAGCTGGTCGGCCTGGAGATCGCCGACAGCATCTGCAAGGGGCTGGCGACCCTCGACGGGGACGGCCGCCTGCAGGGCATTCAGCGCGAGGTCATTCCTCTCGGCCCCGCCTCCTATCTCAGGAACGCCAGGCGCAAGGCGGCCGCAGCGCTCAGCGCCGGGACGAGCGTCCGCGAAACCGCCCGGATCGTGGGCTTGCATGAGCGCACGATCTGGCGCATGAAAGCACGAGACGACGACGATCAGGGCGACCTGTTCTAGTCGCGGGATGACAGTTGTCAGCCCCCAAACCTGCCCCTAGCATCGCATATTCGCCCCATCCGAACCGCCGCCCGGCCGGCTTCGCATGGGGTTTTCATGTCTTCACTCGACCAGCGTCTGACGGCGCGCATTGACGCCAGCGTGCTTTCGGCGATCGTTCCGAAAGTGGCTATTTATGCCAAGGTCGCCCAGCAGGCGACGATCATCGATAAATTCAGCGCCATGCTGCCGGAGTTGCTCGACCGTTTCGAGGTCGATACGCCGCTCCGGATCGCGCACCTGCTTGCGCAGACGGCGCACGAGAGCGACAGCTTCTGCACCACGGAAGAATATGCCAGCGGCGCGGCCTACGAGGGGCGCGCCGATCTCGGCAACACCAGGCCCGGCGACGGCAAGCGATACAAGGGCCGTGGGCCTATCCAGCTCACCGGCCGCGCCAACTACTCTCGCTTCACCGTGTGGCTGTGGGCGATCATCGACGATTGCCCGGATTTCGCTGCCCATCCCGAGCTGGTGGCGGAGTTTCCCTGGGCGGGCTGGGCGGTCTTCTTCTTCTGGTCGACCCACGGCCTCAACGTCTATGCCGATCATGACGACCTGGCCGGCGCCACCAAAGTCATCAACGGCGGCCGCAACGGGCTTTCCTCGCGCGCCGCCTTCCTCGCCAAGGCCAAGATCGCGGTCGGCGCCCTTCATGCCGATGGCGTTTCCGGACGGCAGGCATTTCCGGTGCTTCGCCGCGGCATGTCCGGCGAGCCGGTCGAGACGCTGCAGCGCGCGCTCGCCGCGGCCGGCTTTTATATGCTCGCGATCGACGCCGAGTTTGGTGCCGGCACCGAGGGCGCCCTGAAGCTGTTTCAGCGGGCGCGCGGCCTGACGGTCGACGGTATCGCCGGACGCGAGACCTTCGCCGCGCTCGATTCCTATCTTCCGAAGGCGGCCTGACATGGAAAAGCCTTCCTACCGCACCTCGAAACACCAACTCTGGATGACCTCGGTCATGGCCTGGCTCGTCATCCTCCTCCTGACGATCGGCGCCGTCCTTCAGGGGCAGGCCGTCGCGTTCGGCACGATCGCGATTCCCTCGCTCATGCTGCTGATCGGCGGCTCACTCGGCATCCACCGGCACTATGGCTCGAAGGACATGGAGACCATGCTGACGAAGAGCGAGGGCCAGTGATGGAACTCCTCGGCACGAAGCTCGGCGCGATCGCCGCCATCGCGCTTGGCGCCGGCGCTCTCCTCCTCGGCGCGGCCGGCCTCGGCTATCTCGCCGCGGCGAAGTTGGAAACGACCCTGCAGGCCGTCGCGCAGGAAGTCCGCGAAGAGCGCGACGCGCACTGGCAGCTCGAAATCCAGAAGGCCAATGCCGCCGTTGCCAGCGCCCAGGCAGAGCAGGCCAAGGCCGTGCTCGATATTCAGGCCGATGCGGCAGACCGCGTCAACGCCGCCTCCCAGCAGCTCGAAGAAGTGAGGAAACGAAATGCGGCTCTGCCTCATGGCGACGATATCGGTCTTACCGCTGATCGCGTCAGCCTGCTCCCCGATTGATCCCAGGCCCGATCCCGTCGTCGTGACCCGGATGGCTCCCGTCTCCTTGCCGCCCGAGGCGCGCAAGGAGACGCCGGCGCTTTCCCCGAAGCCGAAGCGCGACATGCGGCAGGATGAAGTCCTTCTCAATTGGTCGGCCGACAGAAGCGCCCGCAACATCGGCGAGTATCGCCGGCGCGCATGCGTTGCCGCCGTCGATGCCGGCGGGAGCCGTTGATGGATATCGCCTCGTTGAAAGACTGGCTGGGCTTGATCTCTCTGCTGATCACCATCGGCTCGTGGGCCTATTTCGCGCTGACTTCCGGCGCGAAGGATGCTGCCAAGCGGGTGGGCGCGGCCGAAAAGGCGCTCATCGATCATGACCGCCGGGTCCAGCGTCTCGAAGACGAGATGAAGCACCTGCCGGATCGCGACACCGCGCACCGGCTGGAACTCACCATGGAGAGGATTTCGGGACGGCTCGACGCGCTCGACGAGCGTATCCGGCCGATCGCCCAGACGAGTGCGCGATTGCAGGAATTTCTTTTGGAGCAGGCTAAATGAGCATGGAAACGATCATTCTTGGCGAAGCGCGCATCATAATGCTGAAGGCGCTGCAGAAGGAGGTAAATCAGTCGATCACCTCCGAAGCGATGCGCCGCTACCTGCTGACGAGCTGGCTGATCGACAAGCCGCGGGAGTGGGTGGAGCAGCAGTTTCTTTACCTGAAGGACATGGGCGCCGTTGACATCCATCCGGGCGGAAGCACGAAGATCGCCCGCCTGACCGAACGCGGCGCGCTGCATCTTGAGGGCCTCATCACCATTCCCGGCGTGCAGCCGGCCTCGTTAAGCGGGGCATGAGATGGCCGATGAGCGCAAGGGCCGAGGCCGCCTCGACAGCCTGCAGCAATTGCCGGACGAAGCCCAGGACGATGTCATCTGGGCGATCGGCCAGCTCAACGAGCGCCGGCGCAGCCAGGCCGACATCCTGTTTGAGCTGAATGACCGTCTTGAGGTCAAAGGTGTCGGCCCGATTTCGAAGTCGGCTTTCAACCGACGCGCCATGCGGCTCGCCAGGCGCTCCGCACAGCTCGAAGAACGGCGGTATATCTACGCCGGCATGGCCGAGAAGCTTACGCCGGAGGAGATCGGGCGCTCGGACGTTGTCCTGGGCGAATTCCTCAAGACTTTGATCGACGAGCTGCTGGACGGCGAAGAGCTGGGCAGCAAGAACGCCATGGAGCTGGCGCGCGCCTACAAGGATACCGTGGTCGCGCAGCGTCACTCGGCCGAGCACCGCCGTAAGGCGGAGGAGGAAGCCAAAGCCAGGCTGCTCAAGGCTGTCGATGCCGCCAGCGCCGTTACACCCGGTGGGGATAAGCCGGACGGCATGGCCGTCATCAAGAAAATTCGCGAAGAGGTTTACGGGATCTTCGAAGAATGAAGGCGGCCGTCCCTCTTTATGGCTATCAGCGCAAGTGGTTTCTCGATCGCCCCCGCTTCAAGATCGGCATGTTTTCGCGCCAGACGGGGAAGACCTTCACGACAGGCTTGGAGATCGTCGACGACGGCTACGTAGCAGCAGCGCAGGGGCGTCGCTCACCCTGGGTCATTCTGTCCCGTGGTGAGCGACAGGCGCGCGAGGCGATGAACGAAGCCATCAAGCCGCATGCCAAAGCGTACGGCCTGGTCTTCGAGGAAAACGAATTCGACTGGCAGGGCGAGAGCGGTACACACAAGGCCATGGAGGTCATCCTGCCGCACGGCAACAGCATTCTGGCATTGCCCGCGAATGCAGATACCGCGCGCGGCTTTTCCCGCAATGTCTTCCTGGATGAGTTCGCCATTCACAAGGATAGCCGAGAGATTTGGGGAGCGCTGTTTCCAGTCATTTCCAAAGGCTGGAAGATCCGCGTCACCTCGACGCCCAAGGGAAAGGGCAACAAATTCTACGAACTGATGACCGGCGGCGACAACACCTGGTCTCGTCATGTCGTCGACATCTACCAGGCTGTTGCGGACGGGTTACCACGCAACATCGATGAGCTTCGGGCCGGCCTGGCCGACGATGAATTGTGGGCGCAGGAGTTCGAACTGCAGTGGCTCGACGAAGCGAGCGCCTGGCTCTCCTATGATCTCATCAACTCCGTCGAAGATGAGCGCGCCGGCGATCCGTCTCTCTACCAGGGTAACGTCTGTTTCGTCGGCCGCGACATCGGTCGCAGAAAGGACCTGCACGTCATCTGGGTCTGGGAACAGATCGGCGATGTCCTGTGGTGCCGGGAAATCATCGAGCAGAAGGGTGCTACGTTCCTGGAAATGGACATGGCCTTTGACGAGGTCATGCGAAAATACCGCGTCGGCAGAGCCTGCATCGACCAGACGGGTATGGGCGAAAAGGTGGTCGAAGATGCCCAGCGCCGTTACGGCAGCGTGGTCGAGGGCGTGCTCTTTACCGGACCCAGCAAGCTGGTGATGGCCAATGCCGGCAAGGACGCCTTTGAAGATCGGAAAGTCCGCATCCCCGAAGGCAACATCGCTCTCCGCTCCGATCTTCATAAGCTGCGCCGCGTTGCCTCCGCGACCGGGGCACCGCGTTTCGTTGCCGAGCGCGATGACGATCACGCCGACCGGACCTGGGCGGCATTCCTCGGGATCTACGCGGCCTCTGACGGTGCCGTCGTCTACGAATATCAACCGGCGTCGTCGCTGGGCCATAACGGTGGCCCGCCTCTGGACGATGACGACGACAGCCGCAGCTATGGGAGGCAGCATTGGTGAGCACCCGCACATCGTCCATTCTCGGACCGGACGGCCGGCCGATCGTTCTTCAGGTGCTCTCGAAAGAGATCGCCGTTCCGACCGTCGCCGGCGTCCGTCGCACGCATGAAGAGCGGGTAGCATCCGGCCTGACGCCGGAGCGCCTCGGCACGATCCTGCGTGATGCCGCAGAGGGGAATGCGCGCAATTACCTCACGCTCGCCGAGGAAATGGAGGAGCGATATCTGCATTATGCCTCGCAGTTGCAGACGCGGCGCTTGGCACTGGAGGGGATCGACGCGACCGTCGAGGCGAATGGCGCCAACAGCAAGATCGTCGACGCGGTAACCGAGGTGGTCAACGACGACGGCTTCGACGACGCGCTGGGCAATCTGACGGACGGCATCTCCAAGGGATACGCCGTTGTCGAGATGATGTGGGAATACGAGCGCAAGGCGCTTCGCCCGGTCGAGTACATCGAGAGAGATCCGCGCTTTTTCCAGCTTGACCGCCTGGCGCTGCGAAATCTGCGCCTGGCCGTCGATGGTTCCATCGAGGGCGACGAGCTGGATCAGGCGAAGTACCTGCGGCATTTGCCGCGAACAAAGATGGGCTTGCCGCTCCGCCGCGGTATGGCGCGACCGGCGGCGTGGGCCTATCTCATCCAGCAATTCACCCTGCAGGACTGGGCGGCGTTTTCCGAGGTCTACGGCATGCCGCTGCGCGTCGGCAAATACAACGCCAACGCCAGTGCTGCCGACAAACGGACCCTGCTGAAGGCTGTTGCCTCGATCGCCAATGATGCGGCAGGGATCATTCCCCAGGGCATGGATATCGAATTTCATGAGGTGAGCGGCAACAACGGCTCGGCCGTCTTCGGCGGCCTGCTGGAATACGTTGACAAGCAGATCTCGAAGCTTGTCGTCGGTCAGACGATGACGTCGGACGATGGCTCCTCCCTCGGCCAGGCGAAGATTCATAACGAAGTCCGCCTGGATATTCTGCGCGCGGACGCCAAGCAGTTGGCCCGGACGGCAAACCGCGACCTGATCAAGCCCTTCGTCGATCTGAACTTTGGCCCGCAGGAGCACTATCCCGCCGCCCAGCTCCTGGTTCCCGACCCCGAGGATGTCACGGCTCTGACGGATGCGGTCGCCAAGATGGTGCCCTTCGGCCTTCGGGTGAAGCAGTCGGAGATCCGCGAAAAGATCGGGCTCTCGGACCCCGCCGACGGTGACGAGCTGCTGGTTATGTCGGGCAAGGCTCCGGAGCCTGCCGATACGAAGGCAAATCCCAAACCAGATCCGGTTAGCGCCCCGCCGGCGCCGGACGGGCGGAAGTCGAAGACGGCCGCGCTTTCGGCCCTCGTCTTCGACCATCGCCGCGCCTGCCGTTGCGGCGCCTGCACTGCGTTGCTCGCGGCCGAGGCCGGCGAGCCGGATGCGCTCGACCAGCTCGACGCGCTCTTCACCTCGGCCGCCAACGATTGGGAGGCGATGGCCCGCCCGATCGTGGCGCCGATCGCCGAGATCCTGTCGACGGCATCGAGCTTCGAAGAGGCTTTGAAGCTCATTGAAACCGCCGGCCCCGACGCCTCGAAGATGGCCGAGCGCCTCGCCAGGCTGACGGCGATCGCCCGCGGCATCGGCGACATAGCGGACTGACGATGGCAGAGATCGTCAGGGGCTTTTCCGCGCCGAGGGAAGTGACCGGCTATTTCGAGGGCAAGTCCTTGAAGCCGGCCTTCTCCTGGCTGGACGTATGGGCCGAGGAGCATGCCTATGCGTTCACCGTCGCCAAGGCGGTGGAAGCCGAATTGCTGACCGGCTTCCACGACAGCATCGCCGAGGCGATCCGCAGCGGCAAAGGTTTCGAGCGCTGGAAGGAAGACATCCGGGCGGAGCTGACGCGGCAGGGATGGTGGGGGCCGCGCCTGGTCGCGGACCCGACCGGCGAGCAGCCGGAGCGCATGGTGAACTTCTCCAGCGATCGCCGTCTCAAGACCATCTTCTGGTCGAACATGAATTCCGCCCGCTCTGCCGGGCAATGGGAGCGCGCGCAGCGCACGAAAAAGGCGCTCCCATATATATTGTACGTCCGCACCACGTCGGCGGACCCGCGTGCCGAACATCTCGGCTGGGTCGGCATCATCCTGCCGGTCGATCATCCGTTCTGGAAAACGCATTGGCCCCCGAACGGCTGGGGCTGCAAATGCCAGGTGCGCCAGATTTCCGCGCGGGAAGCCGAAAGGCTGCTCGGCCGCGAGCCGGCCGAAGGCGGCGTGATCTATCGTGACAGCCCTCCGGACCTCGGCCCGGACGTCGAATTCCGCAATCGCCGCACCGGCGAAATCACGAAGGTTCCGGTCGGCATCGACCCAGGCTGGCACACCAATCCCGGCCTGTCGCGCGCGTCGACGCTGATCCGGAACCTGGAAGAGAAGCTTGCCGCGGTACCCACGGCCGATGCGACGGCGATCGTGAAGGATCTCTGGGACGACCCGTTTCTGCAGCTCGCGCCGCGGCTGCCGGAAAAAGTCTGGCTGCCGGCCGGTGTCTCGCCGCGCCTGGCCGAGGAGCTGGGCGCGAAATCGCCCGTGGTCTCGATCACCAGCGAGGCGATTGCCGAAAGGATGGAACGGCATAAGATGTCGATCGAGGACTTCGCCATTCTGCCGCAGATGATCGCCGAAGGCTTGTTCCTGCCGGACCTTGCCGGCAAGCCGAAGACGCGCACCGTGCTTTTCCAGCTCGGGAAAGCGTTCTGGCGAGCGTTCGTCTCGGTCTCGCAAAACGGTTACCTGCGTGCAAACTCCCTGCATCAGAAGGATGGGGCAGAGCTGAGCAGGCAGGTTGTGCGGGCTGGATTCAAATGGCCGTGGAATTGAAGCGTGGCAGGGAGGGACCGCCTCCGGCTTGGCGCCGGCTCCCCTCCAATGGTCATCGAGGACAACGGGTTTCGCTGCCACGCAAAGCTACATATACCGTGCGGCGCCATTTACTGCAATTGCGCTGTCAGGCCGAGCATCTTCAGGATCGTGCGAGCTTGAGCGTTCGCCATCACCCGCGCGTCATCGTCGATATAATGCGGGCCGCAGTAGAGCTTCATCATTGCAATGTCCGTCGTATTCGCGTCCAAATGACCGCTGTTGACGATGACGATATGCCAGGCGCAGCCGAGCACCGCGTTCTTGCGCAGCACCGTGCCATACAAATCGGAGCACCCGGTGCTAAGGCAGTAGGCGACGTTGCGCTGGCCCTGGTAGTCACCCTTGATGGCGCCGTTGTAGTCCCGTTCCCACGTCTGCTTCATCAAGCGGCACCGCTCCGCATCGTCATCCGTGGAGCAGTCTTCGGCAATGAACAGGTAATCCTTCGCCGGACGCCATTCATCCGCGAAGGCCGTGCCGGCAACGCAGGTCAGCAGAATAGTCAAAAAGAACTTCACCGGCAGCCTCCATACCTCTATCGGGCTAAACCATAAGAAGGGCCATAGGCGCGCACAAGGGCTATCGGATGAGCGGTTGCTAACCCCTGACCAAGAAATCGCGCCAGCGGGCTTTGAAACCACTTCGAAATCGATTTGCCAATTGATTGATCGGGCGCGATCGGCGTAAACAAGATCAGAGGCGGGGTTTCTGCCTGATTGCCTCGGGCTGACACGTGTCAGCCCCATGCGGCTCATCCGATCTGGCAAACATGCCGCATGATGAACCGCGCCGCAACCACCTTCCTGATCTCCTGCCTTTCCGCCTCGATCGAGGCGGATGCGCACGCCATGACCAGCGTCACGGCGATCGACATCTTCGCCGCCGATCCTCAGGCCGCGGTGGCCGCGACCGGCCCGGCCTGGATCAAGCTTACGCCGCGCGGCGCCTTCACCAGCCGCGACGGCCGCAACTTCATCGTCGAGCCGGAAGTCCTGGTCGAGCGCTTCAGCGCGGACAAGGTATCGGTTCCCCTCGATCTCGACCACGCCACCGTCAAGAAGGCGATGTTCGGCGAAGCCGCTCCGGCCGTCGCCTGGATCGAGGAGCTGCAGGCGCGATCTGACGGGCTCTATGGCCGCGTGGCCTGGCTGCAGCCCGGCCTAGACGTGCTTGCCGCCAAATCCCACCGCTACATCTCGCCGTCGCTGAAAACCGATGAGAACGGCCGCGCGACGTGGCTGCACTCGGCCGCGCTGGTGGCGGCGCCTGGAATTTCCATGCCGGCCGTCGCGTCGGCGCACCCCTCAAGCCCGGAGACGAACATGCTGAAGGCTATTGCCGCCGCTCTCAATCTTGCGCCCGAAGCCAGCGAGGCGTCCTGCCTCGCGGCGATCGGCGATCTCGCCAAGCGCGTCGATCCCACCATTCATCAGCAGGCGCTCAGCACCTTGGCCGCCGCCAATTCGGAGCTGGCCGCCCTCAAGGCCGCGGGCCGCAAGGAAAAGGTCGATCTGCTGCTCGAAGGCGCGCTGAAGGCGAAGAAGATCACGCCGGCGCAGCGCGACCATTACGAGGCGCTCTGCGCGACGGATGACGGCCTGGTGCAGGTCGCGAAGCTGATCGAAACCCTGGGCGCCGGCCTGCAGGCGAGCAACCTCGACGACAGGACGCCGCCCGGCCAGGTGCACACGCTCTCGGCCGAGGACCGCGACGTCATGCGGATGCTCGGCCAGACCGAAGAGGAATACCGCAGGGCCAACGGCCTGACGGCAGCCTGACCAGACCCATTCCCCCTGAAACCAGCCGCCGGAGACCGACATGACGGCACAGACACAGGCCCGCTCCCTCGTCGAGCGGGAAAGCAACTACTCCAGCGCTCCGATGAAGGGCGAGACCACCATCTACCAGGGCGCGCTCGTCGTCATGGACGGCGGTCTTGCCGTTCCCGGCAAGACGGCGCTCAACCTCGTCATGCTCGGCGCCGCCGTGGAAACGGTCGTCAACACCGGCGCGGACGGCGCCAAGAAGGTGATGGCAAGGCGCGGAGCGATCAAGCTCTTCAATCTGCCGGCCGACGCGATCCTGCCCGGCGACGTCGGCAAGGATTGCTACATCGTCGATGACCAGACCGTCGCCAGGACCAGCGGCACCAACACCCGCTCCGTCGCCGGCAAGATCATCGACGTCGAAAGCGACGGCGTCTTCGTCAAGGTCGGCTGACCGCAGCGCAACCAAAGGAAACTTCAATGGCACGGGTAATCACACCGGATTTGCTTGCCGCCGCCCAGCGCGGCTTCAAGACGTCCTTCCAGAAGGGCTTCGCCGGCGTCAAGGCGATGTACGAAAGCGTCGCGACTATCGTTCCGTCCACCTCCTCGGAGGAAACTTACGGCTGGCTCGGCGACATCCCTAAGCTGCGCGAATGGATCGGCGACCGCCATATCAAGTCGCTGAGCGCCAAGGGCTACTCGATCGTAAACCGCAAGTTTGAAGGCACGATCGGCGTCGAGCGCGACGATATCGAAGACGACAAGCTCGGGCTCTACGGCAATCGCTTCGAGATGCTCGGCAATTCCGCCGCCACCCATCCCGACGAGGTCGTTTTCGAGCTGATCAACGCGGGCTTCACGACGGCTTGCTACGACGGCCAGAACTTCTTCGACACCGATCATCCGGTCGGCAAGCCGGGTGCGGAAGTGTCCGTCTCGAATATGCAGGCCGGCGCCGGCGCCACCTGGATTCTTGTCGATCTGTCCCGGCCGCTGAAGCCCTTCATCTTCCAGAAGCGCCGCGATTACAGTTTCGTCGCCAAGGAGGATGCCAGGACCTCCGATCTCGTGTTCATGCGTGACCAATATTACTACGGCACCGACGCGCGCGTTGCCGCCGGTTTCGGCTTCTGGCAGATGGCCTACGCCTCCAAGGCAACGCTGAATGCCACGAACCTCAAGGCCGCCTACGAGGCGATGACCAGCTTCAAGGATGACGAAGGCCGGCCGCTCGGCATCAGGCCGACGCACATCATCGTCGGCCCGACCAACATGTTTGCGGCGCGCGAAATCCTGCTGGCCGAACAGATCGACGGCACCACGAACACGCTGCGCAACCTCGTCCAGATCATCGAAGCCCCACTTCTCCAGTAACCGGCGGCGGCCGGAAGCGGCCGCTTCCGTCCTTGCGTGCATGCCCTTCGTCAACCTTGGGAGACCCAACCATGTCCCGATCTGCGTATTCCTTCCCGCGTGCGTTCCTGTTCTTCCGCGATGTTCTCTTCGAGGTTTCCTGTGCCGTGCTCGCCGTCGTCCGGTTCATCGTCACGGGCATCCCGGTGGCCGCGCTTCATGCCTGGCGGGCGGCCGTGCCCATCGGCCTCGCCGCTGTGCGGATGATCGGCCGGCTCAAGCCGGTCTATCGCGATAGCTATCGCACCCACGGTCTCAGCCTCTATCCGCGCTTGCGCTGCTAGCTCCGGAGGCGGGCCACTCGGCCCGCGCGATCGCCGGCGGCTTCTCCTCCTCCCAGCCGCCGGCGGTTTTCCGACAAACGGCATTCGTGCCGCTTTTCCGAAAACCGCCAGGAGAGTGACATGACCAACGAAAAGCAGCCGACCGGCAGCGCCAGGAAGAAGGCGGAGGTCGATGCCACCGCTGGGGCGCAAATGATGGTCGCGGAGCGCATCTACATCATTTCCGCTCCCGGTGGCCCGCGTCGCCGCGCCGGCCACGCCTTCGGCCCGGAACCGCGCGAGATGCGGTGGGAAGACTTCGGTGACGATCCCGACGCGGTGATGGAGGCGCTGCGCGCTGATCCACGGATCAAGATCGACGGCCGCTTCGAAGAGCGCCCCGCCGATCCTGAGGAAGCACCGGCCGAATAGCAGTTCTAGCGGGATGGACCAGCGGTTAGGTCACCTGGCTCATAACCAGGAGGTCGGGAGTTCAAATCTTCCTCCCGCAACCAGCATACCAAGCGAAAGCATCCGGCGACAAACGCTGGGACCAGCGCCACTGAACGGTGCCCCCCAGGACGGGAGATGCGAGTAGGCCAGTCCGGGGCGAACCGAGACTGCAACGTCTGATGATGGACGCGACAGCCGGGAGAGACCGGCACCCACAAAACGAGGAGAGAGCATGCCCGCTTACGCGACGATCGCCGATCTTGAAGCCCGCTTTCCGAGCGAGCTGGCGCTGGTTGCCGCCGACGAGGCGACGGGCATGCGCGACGACGTGCGGATTGGCCACGGCCTCGACGATGCCTCGATCGAGATCCGCGCGATCCTCGCCGGGCGCTATTCGCCGGCCGATCTCGCCGCCCTCGACCAGCCCTCCCTCGATGTCCTGAAGGTCTATTGCATCGACATCGCCTTCTATCGCATCGCGCTCGCCTTCAGCCGCTCGACCGACAACATCAAGGAACGGTACGACCAGGCGATCAAGCGCCTGGAAGCGATCGCGACCGGCAAGGGCGCGCTGACCACCACGCTCGCCGGCGCCGGCTCGGCCGACAGCGACATGGGCTCCGATGTCGGCCAGAACGAGGTCGTTTTCGAAGCGCCGGCGCGCGTCTTCACCCGCGAGAGGCTCGGCCGGATATGAGCGGGATTTCCATCATCGTCGAGGCGGAGGATTTCGATGCGGCCATGAAGAAGCTGCAGCCGCTCTTCTCGTTCGACGGTACCGAGCTGATGAGCACGATCGGCGCGCTCGGCGAAAGCCAGACGCGCCGGCGTATCCTCGAGGAGAAGACCGCGCCGGACGGCACGCCCTGGCAGGAGAACCTCGAAGGCACCTCGATCCTTGTTCAGACCGGGCAGCACCTGCTCGCGTCGATCGCCTGGACGTCGTCGGCCGACGAAGCCGAATGGGGCTCCACCTGGGAATATGCCCATGTCCACCAGGACGGCATGACGATCAGGGCGAAGGATGCGCCGGCGCTGGCGTTCCATGTCGGCGGCAAGTTTGTGCACGCCAAGGAAGTCGATATCCCCGCGCGTCTCTTCGTCGGGCTGTCGGCCGACAACCGGCAGGAAATCACCGATGTCGTGACCGATGTCTTCGGAGTGTTCCAATGATCCGCTCGACCCAGCCCGCGACGCTCAGCCAGATCCTTGCCGCCGATCCGGTGGCGGAGACACAGGCGGCCATCGTCGGCACGCTCAAATCGCTCCTGCCCGGCGTGTCGATCGTATCGCATCCCGGCAAGGTCGATCTCAGCGAGCTGGTCGCGAAAACGCTGGTGCAGGCGCCAGGCGTCGGCGTCGGCTGGACGCGCATTCGCCCGACTGCCTTGCCGGACGCTTCCTATTCCGCCGCGGTCGAATGGGCAGCCTATATCGTCGCCGAGCCTGCCCTGGTCGACGGCAAGCGCGTGGAAAAGGAGCGTATCGGCTTTGCGATCGGCGGCCAGCTCCTGAAGATCCTCGCCGACGTCGGCGTTTCCTGCTGGGGCCGCGCCGGCGTGACGCCGGTGCAGCTCGACACGGCCGAGCTGAAGCCGCTCTTCACCGTCCGCGACCAGGCGAAGGGTACGGTCTACTACGCCGTCACCTGGACACAGGCGATCGTCGATATCGGCGCCGGGGTGTTTCCGGCGGCAACCGGCACGGCCGACGTCGACGCCGGCGCGATCGATTACGCCGCCGGCGCCAGCATCCGCGACATGGCACCGTGGCTCCCGGCCGAGGTGGTCGACGATGCGTGACCTGGTCGCCACCGAACTGCGCCGCGCGGCCGTCCGGCAGGATCGCGCCGAGCGCCGCATCGCGCTTTCACGCCTCTCCGGCAAAGTGAAGATCGTCGATGCCGATCGGCGTTTGCTGCGCCTGGTCATCGGGAAAAGCAGCGCCGGCGCCGAAGTCTTGAGCCCATGGGTGCGCTGGCAGGAATCGGCCGCGGGCGGCATGCGCATCCACTCGCAGCCGGCGATCGGCGAGCAGATGGCGCTCGTCAGCCAGTCGGGAACCGTTGGCGAGATCTCGATCGCGGTGCCGGCCACCTACGACCGCGATCACGCCGCGCCGTCGACCTCCTCTGACACGTCGGTCTTTGAACGCGGGGCTGGCCGTATCGAACTCGGAGCTGACGGCATTTTGCTGAAGGGGCCGGTGAAGATCGAAGGGCCGCTGCTCACCCATAACGACCGCAACATCGGCGAGGACCATCGGCATACCGAAGTTCGTGAGGGCGGCGATATTAGCGGTCCGCCGCAGGAGTAGAAAAGGAGAAGACAAATGGCCAAGAAAACCACACCGGCAGCGACCAGCGATGCGGAAACGAAGGCGACCTATTCCATCACGGACAAGGCGCCCGCGCGCATCGCGGGCGTTCGCATCCAGTCCGGCCAAAAGACGATCGACCTGACAGAGCACCAGGCGCGCGCCGAGCTGCTCTCCGGTCACATCGTGCCGGCGAAGCCTGCTGCTTCAGCGTCGGTTTGAAGGAATTTTGAGGAGCGTTTGAAGGCATGGCCGGCGCAGTGCGATATAGGAACGGATTCAATCCGCAGACCGGTAAGCCGCTCAGCGGCGCCGCGCACCTGGCGTCGTCGCTCGGCAAGATCTGGCGTACCCGCCTGGATGAGCGGGTCATGCTCCTTTCCTTCGGCTCCAACCTCCGCTCGCTGCTCGCCGAGGATCTGACGCCGTCCATTGCACTGCTGATCTACAACGAGCTGGTCGCATCGGCCGCTCGCTGGGAACCGGAATATGCGCTGAACCACATGCAACTCGTCTTCATGACGGAGTTCGGCGCGCTCGGCCTGCGTCATGGCGGCCTCTACTATCCCGAAGGGCGGTTCGGGAACTACGAGATCGCCACCGTTCTCACCTTGCCGCCCGTTCAGCTCACGATCGTGGGAGTCCCGACGTGATCGCCCTCGATCTCGCATCGCTGCCGCCGCCGGCCATCATCGAGGAGCCGGACTATGCGGTCATCGCCGCCACCTACAAGACGGACTTCGTCGCGCGCTGGACGGCGGTGCGCGCGGCCAATCCGTTGCTCGATCTGCCGCCCTACGATGTCGAGATGCTGGAAACGGACCTCGCGGTGATCGCCGGCGAAACCGAGAGTTTCCGCGAAGTCATCCTGCGGGCGCGCATCAACGACGCCATCAAGGCGAACCTTCTGGCCTTCGCCCGTCGCAGCGATCTCGACCATCTCGCAGCCTTCTACGATGTCACGCGACTGGCCGGCGAGCTGGATGAGCGGCTTTGCGAGCGTGTGGTTCTGGCGATCCAGGGCCGGTCCACGGGAGGAACGGAAGAGCGTTACAAGTTCATCGCCATGTCGGCGTCGATCCTGGTGCAGGCCGCCAAGGTCTACACAGTCGGCCGCAGCCCGGTCATTCACGTCTCGATCTTCTCCACCGATCCGGATGGCGCCGCCAGCGCATCGCTCCTGGCAACGGTCGATGCGGCGCTGCAGGCTTCGAACGTGCGCATGATGAACGATACGATCGTGGTTGCCTCCGCGGTCCGGACCGTCATCGATGTGGTGGCGGATGTCTGGCTTTTGCCGGATGCCGAAGACGGTGCGCTCGGTCGTGCGGAGGCAGCCCTGCGCACAGCCTGGGCGGCGGCGCAGACGCTTGGCCGCGATTTCGTGCAGAGCTGGTGGGTTTCGAAACTGATGATCGACGGTCTCCAGCGTGTCGAACCGGTCACGCCGATCGGCATCGTCGCTGTCCCTGAGGCTGAAGCTCTTTCGCTTGGCGCGGTGACCCTCAATCTTCGGGGGCGCGACTTCTGATGGCGTCCCTGCTGCCGAACAGCTCCGATCTTTTCGAGCGGGCGCTTGAAGCTTCCTACGCCGATCGCTGGGATACGCTTGCGGCCGCCGTCAATGCGATCCGCACGGCGAAGCTCGTCAACCCGCCGCCGTCCTTCCTGCCGTATCTCGTCTACGAATACGGCCTCGGCGAGCTGACGCCCTACGTGCCGAACCTCTACCAGCTCGTCGTCAACCGCGAGGGCGTGAACTGGCAGCGCATCCGCGGCACGCCGGCGGCCGTCGCCAAGGGGCTCGGCTGGATCGGCTACACCACCGCCATCGAGGAGGCATGGTCTGAACGGCGCTACTGGAATTCCTTCCAGCTCCGCTTTCCGGACCTGCCCGCCAACGACGCGCCGGATCTGGAGCGCATCGAGGGGATTACCAAGCTCTCGGTGCCGCTCCGCTCGCAGCTCCGCCGCGGCGTCCATCAATATGACGCCGGCGCGCTGGTCGTCGATTGGTCGCGGCTCGACGACAGCCTGCTGGAGCGCGAGAGCGGTGTCGCGGTCACGGCCGCCGGCACGCTCTGGTCCTTCGGCCGCACCACGGAAATCGACCACCTGCTGACGGAAGCCGAAGGCGTGGCCCTCGGCAACTGGATCGCGCCGCCCGAGACGGACGGCCTGAAATGGGTGGACATGACCTATCCGTGGGTGACGGCGACCTTCAAGTGGGCCGATAGCCCGGCAACGCAGCGCCGCGCGCTGATGGCCGCATGGTTCGATGGGCGCGTTATCTACGCCACCCTGCGCCGCGACGACGGCACGGTCATCGGCCATCGCCGTTGCCGCGCCGGCCGGCCGGTGCTCGCGCAATATCGCGGCTCCTATTCCTTCGGCGGCGTGACCTATCAGCCGAAACCGGGCGGCATCGCCCTCTACATCGAGGCGATGACCGATTTCGGCAATGCCGCCGGCATCACGGCCGCGAGCGTCGAGCTGACGATCGGCGGCGAGCTTGCGGACGGCATCCCGCCCGGCCGCCTCTGGCTGCAGCCCGACGACCTGGCCGGCGGTGTCGCGATCGCGGCCGCGCCGGTCTCCATCCCGTTGCGGACCACCGTCCGCGATCAGTTCAAATTCATGGTGAGGTTCTGATGAGCGAAGAGGAAGAGATGCAGGCGATCATGGATCGCCGTCACGCGCGCCTGGCACGATTGTTGGGCGAAACACCGGAGCTTCCCGAGCTTCCGGTTCCCCGCGAACCTCCTGCATCGGAATAGGAATTGCCCATGGCCTATGAACACGAAAGCGGCCTGCCTTTCGCTTATGACCGCGCCGCCGGCAAGCCGGAACAGCAGAGCGTCGTCTTCTACGGCGAACGCCCCTTCATCCAGGCGGCGGAACTGAACGAGACGCAGACGATCATGCGTGGCCGTCACAACCGGCTCGGCCGCCTGGTGGCGCGCGAGGGCGATCGCATCGAGCGCGCCTTCGCCGTCATCGATGTCGCCGCCGGCGACGTCACGCTCTCGGATGGCGAGATCTATGTTGCCGGCGACATCTTTCCGGTCGCGGAAACCGTGCTTTCCGGCATTCCCATGGCCGGCCGCACCGAGATCGGCGTTCGCCTGACGAAGATCTTCGTGACGTCGGAGATGGACCCGACGCTGCTCGGCCTCATTCCCGGCTCGCTCGCCGAGGGGGAGGCAGGTGCTGCGCGCGAGGTGGTGACCATCGCCTGGGCGCATATCGACGACGGCGGCGCCGGCGATTTCTACACGGTCTATACGCTGCAGGACGGGACGATCCTCGACCAGACCTCGCCGTCGATCCTCGATCCGTCGCAGCAGGCGCTTGCGGAGTATGACCGGCCGAACGGCAGTTACATCGTCTCCGGCTGCCGTGTGACCGCGCTCGGCCTCGATTCCGGCGCCCAGATGTTTGCCATCGAGCAGGGAGAGGTGAACATCAACGGCTATAAGCGCACGCGCTATGCCGCCCTTCGCTATTCCGAGCCGGAAGACTGGGACGAGCTGGCAATTCCCGGCGAAACCCACACCTATACGGGCGGCGCGTCCGTCACCTTCACCGTCGCGCAGGCGCCGATCGGCGTCATCGGCACGATCCTGCTCACCAAGGAAAAGACCGTCAACGTCACGCGCGGCGCGATCGCCAACGGCGCGGACGGGCTTCCCGATGTCGGCGTGATCTCGGTTTCGCTGGTAAAGGCCGGCGCCACCACCTATGTCGTCGGCACGAGCTGGAACCTGGTCGGCAACACGATCGATTGGGCGCCGGTCGGGGCGGAGCCCGCCGCAGGCGCCACCTATCAGGTGACCTATCGCTACCGCGAGGCGGTCGCGGCCGATGCCTTCGACGACGACACGATCACGGTTTCCGGCGGAGCCACCGGCGGCGACATCATCGTCTCCTATACGCAGAAACTCCCGCGTATCGACCGGCTTTGCCTGCAGCAGGACGGTTCGCCGCTCTACATCAAGGGTGTTTCGGCGCGCAGCAATCCACTGCCGCCCGGCGTCCCTGGCGACGTGCTGACGCTGTGCCGGATCTATAATGACTGGATGGCCACGCCCGTCGTCAGCGTCGACGGCGTCAACGACGGTGTGCGGTCGCTGCCCTGGTCCGAGCTTTGGCGCTATCTGAACCGCGTCGTCGACCATGAGCGCCTGATCGAGCTGGAGCGCATGAAGAGCGCGATCAGCGCCAAGGAACCCGTCGCCAAGAAGGGCATGTTCGTCGATCCCTTCATCGACGACACTTATCGCGATACCGGCACGCCGCAGACCGGCTCGATCGGCAACGCCATGCTGATGCTGGCGATCGAGCCCACCTTCTACAGCGCCACGCTCGCCGCGCCGGTCATGCTCGATTGGGTTGAAGAGGTGATCATTAATCAGGCGCTGATGACGGGTTGCGTCAAGATCAACCCTTACGCAAACTTCACGCCGCTGCCCGGCGCCATGACGCTGTCGCCGGCGGTGGATTTCTGGGTCGAGAGCCGCACGGACTGGACCTCGCCGATCACCAACGAGTTCAACCGCGGCGTCCGGACGGATGGCGGGCCGCTGCAGGCGGCCACGACGGAAACGCAAGTGGTCGATCAGCGCACCGAGCAGCTCGAATATCTGCGCCGGATCGCGATCAGCTTCACCATCGCCGGTTTCGGCGTCGGCGAGGTCCTGAAGACGCTGACCTTCGACGGCCTCAACGTCAAGCCGGCCGGGGTGCAGACGGCGAATGCTCAAGGGAAGATCACCGGCAGCTTCGTCATTCCGGCCGGCGTCACGGCGGGAAACAAGCTGGTCTCGGCCGAGGGCATGGGCGGCACGGATGCGAACGCGATCTTCACCGGCCAGGGCACGATTGACATCGACGTGATGCGGCGCGTGACCACCATCGAAAACTGGACGCGTCCGCAAATCATTCAGCGGTCTTCATCCTCGGATAGCAGCGTCAGCCGCCGCGGCGGCCCCGACCCGCAGGCGCAGTTGTTCGCAGTGCCGGAACCGCGCCAGATCGTCGGCGTCGATTTTCGTCTCTGCGCGATCGGCGACCGGAACAAGCACCTGCTGGTGGATCAGGTCTCGACCGATAACGGCTATCCGACGCCCGAGGTGCTGGCCGAGGCCGTGGTTTCGATGGCCGGCGCCGTCGTCGGCTGGAAATCGGCGCGCTATGCGCTGCCGCTGACGACGCCGTCCGATCGCAGCCATGCCTTCGTGATCAAGACGGACGATAATAACCATTCGGTGTCCTTCGCCAAGGTCGGTGCTTTCGATGCCGTGCAGCAGAAATGGGTCACCGCCCATCCCTATGTTACCGGGCCGCGCTTCGACTCCGTCAACGCCGAGACGTGGACGGCGCATCAGGACGAGGCGCTGGCCTTCCAAGTGGTTGCCGCCCGCTTCCCGGTGACGACGAAGACGGTGGCGCTCGGCAGTTTCGATCTGGTCGACTGCTCGGACCTTCAGGTGCGTGCGGCGGTGGAACTGCCCACGGCCGGCTGCAGCGTCGTCTTCGAGATCGTCCGCACCAACGGCACGGTCTACCGGCTCCTGCCGTTCCAGGTGTTGCAGCTCACCGAATACATCACCGAAACGGTGGAGCTGCGCGCCGTGCTGACGGGCACGGAAAAGCTGTCGCCGCTCCTCTACGCGCCGGTGCAGCTGGTGGCGGGCAAGATCGCCGACAGCCTGACCTATGTCACGCGGGCTTTCGACCTCGGTGAGGCAGTCCGCCTCACCAGCTACTTCTCCGCCTACCTGCCGGCCGGCGCCACCGTCGCCATCGCCTATTCCAAGGATGGCGGCGCCTGGACGGACATGCCGCTCTCCTCCGTGACGCCGCTCGCGTTCCCCTTGTGGGGCGAGCGGAAGAATGAGGTTTCCGGCCTCACCGGAACGCAGGTGCGGCTCAAAATCACCGGGAGCGGCGGACCCGCTGCCCGTCTTGTCATCGGCGACTTCGGCGCCGCCATCCTCTAAGGGCTGACCATGGCAACCACGGAACATTTCGATCTGCCGAAACCGGATGAGGCCGACAACGTCGACGTCGAGTTCCATCGCCTGCAGATGGCTTGGGACATGATCGACGCCATCCTCTGGCAGATCACACAGGACGTCAGCGGCAAGGCAGCGGAGGGCCACACCCATTCCATGGATGATGTCGTCGGCCTGGTCGCGGCGCTGGCCTCCAAGATGCCGAAGGACCAGACCTTCAGCCTCGACGATCTGACCGACGTCGACGGCGCGACCATGGCGGCCATCAACTATGTGTTGGTGAAAGCTGCAGATGGGAGATGGCTGCCGTCCTCGGCGATCGCGGCGCTCGGCCAGCATCAACATGCGGTAGCCGATATCGTCGATCTTCAGAATGCCGCCATCCCCAACGTCTTCCGCAAGCTCGACCGCTATTCTCCGGCCTTCAAGAAAACCGGGGACGGCACGATCAGCATCAAGGCGGGGACGGTGGTCGAGGTCTACGGCAAGCTTTACCAGTTTGCCGCCGACATGGCCGTCACCATGCCGGCGCTTACGGCCGGTACCGACTATGCGATCTGGATCAAACCGGATGGAACGCTCGTCGCAACGATG